TTTTGTGTATACCAGAAATAATCAAGTATTCTGGTACCCATGACTTCGCCATAATCCTGAAACTCATATTTATGATAATGCTCAAGTTGTTTTAATCGTCTACCGGCCAACTCCTCTGAATAATTAGAAGTTGTAAGTTCAGATGTTAATGCCTGGTAAACATCCTGTCCCATCATAAATTCTTTCTGACTGATAACATCCTGGTTAACGCTACGGAGTTTCCAATCAAATCTTCTTTTTGCTTCTTCTCCTTTCAGTACATTAAACTTACCAAGTTCGATAGGATAGTTTTGTGTTTTTGCCGGGAATGCGACACCCTTAATCCCCATTGGATTAAATGCCTTATCAATATCTGTCTCATCAATAATACCATTGATAAGATCATAGTTGATTTTCTTCTCCCGTCTTTTTTTACGGATTTTGCTTGTGTCACTATTTGTAATTGTGATACACGCTTCGATGTTCTCAATACCCCATGCCTCTGTTTTCTGAGAGAGGAGTTTTTTCTGTGCTGGGAACTGTCTGATTGAAATTGCCATTGTCTTAATTTTTTAATTTTGTTCAGATTTTCTTAGCATTTTTGACTGTTGCGATATACTTTCAAATGGATCATTCTTCTGTTTCATCTTTTCCTGAAACATTTCCATTCGTGCAAAGAAAGGACTTAAAGAACTTCCTGATTCATACTCTTCCGTACCTATATGTTGGACATCTTCTTTCAAGATTAGCAACATTGCAAGAGCATCGTGTCTGTCAAAATTACCTTTATCGTGCCAATAAATCAACTCCTGCAGTAATGGAATTGAATTTATGGTATGTAAATTTAGTTTTTCGCTTCCTAAAGTAACTGGTGTTGTGAGCCACATTAATATGAGTTCTCGTCCCCATTTTTTAATTGGTGTAGTACCTGGGGTCCCTTTGCCTCTATTGAGAACACTCTTATCATAGATCTTATCAGCAACAAGCTTTGGCGTATCAGTTAAGAGGTGTGCAAAGTGTTTATTGTTAAGATATGTAAAAAGTCCTTTCCAGTTATTTTCATAGTTACAACGGGCATTATAATAGATCAGCATTCTTCGAACAATTTCATAATACTGATTTGCCGTAGCTGGCCGTCCAGTATATTCTGCTACAATTCTCTCGGTAAGTTTGTTCATAATAAATGTACTACCAAGAGAATCAGTTGTACTTTCATCATGGTCATAAGGGTCATTCCCTGCAATATAAACACCGTAAGGAATCAATCCGTCAGTACCGGCAACAGGATGTTCATAAATAACCAAACCGCCTTCAATAATCTTTTTATCTAATTCTGGATATTTCCGGATAGGATGAACTTTATTGTCTGGCTTCCATTCTACTTCTTCAGTTTCTTCATTAATAGTTAAATTACCAACATATTCTAATTGCTCATATTTCTCTGGATTAGCCTGAATATGATTTCTATGATTCTTGAGATCGACAATAGGATAGATTGTACCCGCTATTCTCATAACAGCTTCCTGCGGAGTAATTGGTTCTTCAGCAATATGACGAATAATTGCTTCGGCATTCTTGGTATTAGAAATTACCTTTTCTCTTTGGAGATCTATAATCTTTCCGGAAACATCTACAAGACTATTTCCGTATTCATCCATAGCTCCCTCCATGTTATATTTTGTGGAAACGAAATGAGCACACTTGGCATTACCGGCCCCATCATCCCATTTATTCTTTATCATGTGAACGTTCCACGCACCACCCTCGTAGAAGAGTTGTTCTAATCCAATGAAGTCTTCGCCTTCTGTATTATGAGTTATAATACCATTTGCAATATAGGTATGTGTATTTCCTGCTGTAAGATTATAAATAGGTAATCTTCTTAAATCTTCTATTGAAATTATTTTTTCATACCTATATCCATTATATTTTTTATGAGGTTTAACATGTGAAAAATGAAGGTATATAGCATTTAATCTATGTTGCTTTTCCTTTGGCCAAAGTCTTATATGTTTAGAAAACTTTAATAGGCTCTGTGTATCTGCAATAGTAAATTCATACCAAGCATTCTTATCTTTAGGATTATTCTCCCTTGGTTCTCTTTTCCTTATTCTTCCATGTATTCCAAATTTCTGTAATAATAACCTAAGTTCTTCCAATAAATTTAATGATGCTTGCGATATACTAATTTCAGCTATCATTGATCTTTCAGATCTTGATCTGTTTTGTCTAATATTTACATATCCATCTGTATCAAATAACCCACCTATAAACTCCTTAAGATCATCTTTAGTATACTGATGAATATCTATTGGTAAAGTTTTATCTAATTTGGTTTGATTAATAATTCCAAGTTCTCTTAGTATCCATCTGAAGTTTTTAATCCGAGTCTCTTTATATATTTTACCATCTTTAGTTTTTCGTGATATTAATTCTTTACAATCATAACTATCATAAAGGTAATTATTGATTTCAGGCTCACAATTAGCTAATCTTGCAGTTTGATTATAACCATAAGTGCCATCGCCAATCATCCAGCCTATCATTCTAGGATCTCTCATTTTCCTTTCACCCCATATTGGAACTTCATCAATAACTGCAATACTATTCCCTATTTTAAGATCTTCCGCACCAATATATTTCTTATCTAATATATTTCCTTTCGTTTCCTTTGTCTGGATTGCTGTTAATATTGGGTGATCAGTGCTACATCTTAATTCTCTTCCTGTATTTGTAGTTATCTTTACACATGGCTTAATAGTAGGATCTTGCCAATATGTTATTTCTTCTCTTGAAATACCATTTTCTTCAAAACCCAATATTCCATTTAAGATATTAAGATCTTCTATATTAACAAGATTACCTGTTTGGTCCCATACTTTAGTTCCAGCACAGACACAACCTCCAGTACCAAATGCAATCTGTAATCCAAAGGTAAGACGGCCCTGTTGCATAGACTTAAGAGAGATGTTCCAGGCATTAAGAAGATTAGGAAACTTACCAGCCTCTTCAAATAATAGAAGCTTTCCACGTTTTCCACGGGCTTTGTTCCAGTTGTTCTTTAATGAGATACCAATGATATCGCTCTTGAATCCTTTCTCAATCTTCAGACCATTTGTTGTAGCATAGTAAGAAGCTTTCTTATGCATGATAGCATCATGGCGATCTCTTCTTTTACCCCAGGGAGTGTTTTGTTCAATATGGTCCATCATCTCCCAAGCCTTCGTTAGAAGTCCATCTTCGATCAGATATGCTTTATCATCTGCAAATACGAATGAGTTACTCCCGGGAATCAGATAATAGTTTCTATCGAGCATGGATCCACCTTTGAAGGAATTATGTGTTGGAATAAAATCAGTAGTCAAATATAGATGATCATCACTATCAATATAGATACAGGTAGATTCTTCCTTATAATCAAGTTTAGTGATCGCTTTAATTCCAATTCTATCTTGATTCTTCTGTTTACGTTTCGTTATGGCTCTATCAAGTTTCTTTGCTTTTCGTTGAAGTTTAAATATTTGATAATATGATGTGATTGATAAAATCCATGTATCACGTACTATTGATTTATGACCATTACCAAAGTCTGTCAACTTTCCACCGAGATTTGTTTTTGCCTTATTACATCTTATTCCAAGACTGCGTAATACCCAGGCAAGATCATCTATAAGAACTTCGGAACTACTTGTAAAACGAGCATTTCCATTCTCATTAACAGTCCCATCAGTATCCATTAGTCCCTTAACAAGTTCAAAACGCTGTTCTACTGATCCATACTTATATTGATCTGGAATAAACTTATCATACGATTTTACATTCAACTTCAAATCTTTTATATCACGCATTAATTTGTGATATCCTTTTATCTTTGAAGTAACTATATAACCATAATCAGTCCACTTATCTTTGTTCAAATTATAGTTTGAGCCAAGAATAAAATTCATATAAAATAAAATCTCGGTATCAGCTGTAGAGAATTTAATCTGAGATCCAGAAATTCCTCCATCTCCAATTAACAGTCCAAGTAAATAAGGATCTATATTATATTTCCTTTTATCAAATTCTACTGGAGATATTGAAGGCACTTTATATGAATAAGAAGATTTATCTGTTCCAGGATGTTGTTTCAAATTATTATTCAAAAGATATTCTGTAGTTACTACTGAGTATTTACCTTTTGTATTATAAACCCCCCATAGATGTTCTAATCCACATTTTACTTTTCTACTATCATGAAATTCAATTTCATATACATCACAGTTTCCTTGGGATATAATTTCTTTTATAATTGTAGAATCTCCATTACTTCCAATTACTAAGTCTCCAGCAACAAGATCTCCCATTGTCTTAAATCCATCTGGAGTTAATACTGGTTCACTATTTGGTTGTTGGTATCCACGGCCCCTTGTTTTGAGAACAACACCATGCTCACCGGCACGTTCCGCTTCTTCATAGTAATGATATGTTTCATAATCTCCATCCCAAAAATCCGGAAACTCAAAGATCCTATCAGCCTGTGCTTGTTGGTAGATCTTATCAATATCATAAGGATCTATGTTTACAACAACTTCACCATTTTGCCCGGGAATCTCTATGGCCTTATATATAGGACAGTAGTTCAGGTACCAATAAAAATAGCCAGGAATCCAATCCCGGCCAATATTATAACCATATACAGATCTCCTGGCTTCTTCTTCCCAAAACTTATAATACCTGGATGAAGGATGAGAGTTAGGGGGTAAATTCGTGTACCTTCCAAACTCGTCAAAATGAAGTGCCGACTGTCGCCATTCATCAGTATTGTAATGCTTGGTATTCTTATTATACCCTGATTGTATTATTTCTTTTTGTTCAACCATGTTGCAGAATTAGCATCTTCAAATAAACTCAATTGTCCTCCTCCGCGAATAGACATATCTTCTTCTTCGCTACGCACTTTCTTCTCCCACTTCTCAATTTTTTCAATTGTATCTTCAACATCCTTCATTGCTTTAGTAACCTTGGAAGGATCATAGTCCATTGCATTTTGTGTTTCACTCCTAAATCTAAGTTCCTCATAGAATTTCATTAATGAATGAACAGTGGCTCTTACACTCTTAAGATACTGCATCGATAAAGTCTCTTGGAAACTTTCGTACTTAACAATAGCTGCCAGAATTGATTCATCTGGTTTATACTCTACATTTCCAAAGACTTCCTCTGCTACAGCTCTATTCTTCTCAAAGCCATAAATATTATACTCACTCTGGTAATCTGCTACAAAATAAATATAGGCAAACTCTTTAGTAGCTTTTGCCTTCGTCTTGCTTTTGTCGCGTTCCCATAAAGATTTAAACTCCGGGATCCAGAGCATCCTCGGCTCTATCTCCACTTTGTTGTCTTTGCTCAGTATAAACATCTTCTAATATTTTTTTACTTTTCTTTCTAAAATGCTCTTGCTTTCCTTCCTTGACTTTAAATACTCCGAGATTAGCCAGGCGGATATAGGGAAAAAAATCATTGTATGAATCCACCTTCTTCATAGTCTTCTTAATGAATTCAAATTCTATCTGTATGATATCCTTTACCTCCTCCTGGGTGATATTATATTGCTTGCTCAATCTTTCAATTAAGCCCTTCATACTATTACTGTGAATGTCCATTCAAGTTAAATTTAAAGCTTAATGCATGTTGATCTGAGGCATATATAATAAAAAACTTCCGGATAGTCTTCCCTTCTAATATCTTTAGTTCACGAAGTTTTGATATGTAAATGTTTAATAGATGTTCCTGCATCTGTAGATTATCGCAGATAAGATCTTTGGTTTCCTTGGAGAAGAGTTTCTTCCAGCGACTTGCTTCATCAAGATCTTTGAATGAATCATTGTAATAAAGCAGTTGAGCCAATACACTTCTTGGTAGATCGCTGAGTGTTGTTTTTTTCCCTTGATTAAGTTTGGTAAGTGCGCTATCAATAACTGGTTTTTTCAGAATCAAATACTCTTGAAAGAATTTTTTCCTTGTTGTATTGATTTGAATTGTCTCCTGAATCATACTTTTGAGTTTTACTTTTAAAGACAAAGGCCAGGATAAGAGAAGATCTCCTGTCCCGGCCAATGCTATTAAGACGATGACTTGATACTACTCCATACTGCAATCGAGATATCAAGTACCAAATGTAAGATTGATTTTTATAAAATCCAAATTTATATAATTGAGTTTTACTTTTTACTTCTTTGGAACCTTCCCAAATATCTCATGTGGCTTAACAATGAAATATACCTTTTTCTTATATATGATAGGTTCTCCGGAACGACCACGTATGAATACTATATCTCCTTTCTTTGCTTGAATAGGAATCTTTACTCCATCCTCTACTGGTCTACCTGGTCCTACTGCTACAACAAGGCCCTGATTAGGATACTCTTCCCACTTTGCAAGGAAGTCTTTTTCTGCCATCTCATAGGTCATTTGTTTGTCAGCTTTCATTCTTTCAATCTCAGCTATGTTCTTAGGTGCCACAAAGGTATCAGGCAATATGATGTCTGATTTTTCAGCAGTTTTTTCTTCCCTGCTTTTAATGTTTATCATCTCAACCATAATACTATCATCGAATGGAATAAAGTCTACTTCAAAATGTCTTGGTGTTTCTTTCATAATATTGATTTTTATAAAATTGAGTTTTATATAATTTGATTTTACTAAAAAGGAAGATCATCGAATATTGGTTTCTCTGGTATCTCTGAACCTTCTGGTTTCGCACTTCCTATACCACTTAGATCTACACTACCATTATCAAGCCCGGGAAGATGTTCGGAATAATCATTCCCATCATTTGCCCTTATCACATCGGGGCCCGTAGCATGCCTGCTTATTACCCCAATTTTCTCAACAACATTATTAGTGTAATAAGTTTCATTACCTGGATCCCCGTACTTGCGACCAGTAATGATAAAATTAATAAGTACCAGATCCTTTTCTGCGAGATCATTCAATAGATCGATTTTTTCATTGATACACTGGAATTTTATATATTCAGTGTAAGTGTTTGATCCTTTATTGACCACCTTAATAATAAGTTCTCGCTTCTTAAATTTCTCTGTTTTTTGTTCCGGAGCCATGATCAAATGAATCGTACCCCGCATGTCGTATTTCTGCATATTATAGTTTATATAGTTTCAGGTATTTGTAATCTTTCAGGTGAATCCTATAGAGTTCATTTAGTTGTCCAAATGGCTTTTTATCAATGTTTGTTTTCCAGAACGGAGCACTGGTATCATCTACATTTAAAATTGTATGAAAGGTAGTAATCAAAAGATACTTTGCTCCCGAGTCAATCATCTTCCAAAACAATGATGTAGCATCCATTAGATCCATATGTATCAATACATCCTTACAGATAACAAGATCTACTTTAGGCCAATTATCTACATCAAATATATTCTGTTCTGTAAGATGTAAATTTAGTTTTTTTGAAGAAGTTTTTACTGCTTTATCTGGTATGATCCAATCAATACCATAATACTCTATATCTTCTGGAATAATATCCTTAATCCAGTTCAAGTCACCACATCCAATATCAAGTATATTTCTGATATCATATTTTTCCAGTAATACCGGGAGTTCTTCACGTATTGATTTTGTAGCTTTTAAAGTAGATCCATATCCACATCTTGTCTCTTTGCTACCTCCAGACCAACCTTTTGTACTTACCTTAAACAATTTTGTTAAATTCATTTTTATAAAATTGAGTTTTATAAAGTTACATTTTATATTCATCAAACCAAGTATTGTCTTCTTCATACCCATCATCAATCAGGATATCGAATAACTGAGGGAAACAAGTGAATTGCTCTTTAATACGTTCTCTGTGCTCCGGCCTTCTCCATCTGCTTACTTCAGTACTGCTAATAGGTCTGACAGCATTGCTATCTTTATAGAACTTGTTTACCTGTACTCCACGTATATCATTGAACTTATGCTTCCATCTTAATCTACAGTGTGTACTAAGTGCTTCCTGGACCTTCAGTGGAGTGCTTACAAGATCCTCGTACCGGATTATATATGTCCTGGCATCGTTCTTGAATAGATTGTATCCACGAAGCAGCTGGCCTATCCCTGGCTCGATCTTCGTTCCATTATTATAGCCATAAACATGATAACAGATATCATATCCAATGAAATAGTCATTAGGTATATTATGGTGTACTGAAGTAATGACATCACGTATATCACGCTGCATGAGTATAAAGTCAACATCCTTGATTGAATCTCGGCCTATTTGTTTCATAGCATCGAAGTTCAACATGTCAAGTGGTCGCTTACCTACAGTATTCTTATTCCCTCGAAGGGCCCTGGAGAGAGTTTTCTCTCCGGATGCTACTTCAAAGTCTTTCAAACAAGCCTGCAGTAACATCATTAGAAGTGTTGTTCCGGTTCGGGAAAACCCGATTACTTGGATATGTCTATTCATTTTTTATAAAGTTTGGTTTTATAAACTCTGATTTTATCATTCTCTACTTTACCAGTATTCATGGCGATAAGATATTCTTTGAGAGTAATGATATTCTCATTAAGCATCTGTGATAGATCCTCAACTGTAACATCCTCATATACGAGGACCTTACCTATTTGTGTTGGTTCTGACATTATTCTACGAAATCAAATGAGTGAAAGAATTCCTGTTTAACAACTATCTCTTCTCCGGATTCTTTCTTGAGAACATAAAGGATATCTACAAATGTATTGGCACTACGTATTTCAATTACTGTAAATTCAATATCGGGAGTAATGCTTATCTGTTGATTGCCTTCAGCATCAAAATAAGCAATACTATTCTCTTGGCGAAAACGAAGTATCTTACCTCCATATGTTTTCACAAGCTCAATACCAAGATCCTTATTTAAGGAAGTAAGCTCCTGGCTAACGACCTCCATCTGAGAAAACATCTTTGAACGTTTCTCAAGTAACCTGATAATTTTATTTGTAGTGTATCCCTTCATTAGTAATAATCTCCTACTCCATCGTAACGTTCTGTTCCTTCATAGAATTCTCCACATCGCCCACACATTGCAAGTGCTATAATTGCTACCAGGATAATTAATATCCATTTACCTATCTTCTTCATATCTTTATTATTAGTGAAAGCCCAACAAGTAAGAATATAACCCTGGTCCACCAAAAGAAGAATGATGGTTGTGTTCTTAGAAACCTTCCAACTAACCAATTGAAGAATCGATCAAAGAGTTTTGCCTTCCCTATATGTACAAGATTTAATCCTGCTACAGCATTATGAACGAAATCAAATATTGCATATCTGATAAAAGCCCATCCAAGTATTAGTGAAGGAATTAATTTTAACCATAGGTGCCTTTGGTTCTGATACCAGAAATAGTCCTCATATTTAATATCTGCAAGACAGAGGATAATAATAACAACCATCCCAGCCAATTTAATCATTTCAATTATTCCAGCCCAGGTTATTATTCTCAAAGCTTTTAGAACTGTTTGTTCTCCATTAAGTCTAATATCAAGTCCGACATGATTAGCTCTTAACTTCAATCCTTCATGTACTGCCTCTAAGACAGTCAAGTAATAAAATAAATCCAATTAGTTTCATAATATTTTTTTTTAATTGATACAACTCCTACTATACTCATCACCAATATATAATGTATATAAATCTTGAATACCTACTTGCCTTTCTTACTTTATAACCCAATGATTTAAAACTATCTTTCAATGGGAAATCTAAAGGCCCGTTAATTCCTAAATGAAATTCCCCTTTCTCTGCAGCTTTTCTTATTTCATCTATAATATGATAAAACTGTTTTCCAGCATTCTTCACTGCTTTATGATGAGCCTGCCTTGCTGTAGTATGTTCTATATTACTCATCTCTTTCAAATTTAGCACATGCCAACCAGTGTTTCCTATGATCAGTCCCCGGGCCCCGTGTATCACCACGTAAATCACATTTGAAATACTTTCTGGCAAATTGTCTATAATAAAGGTGTTTACAGTCTTTGCATCTTTGGCCATCAATCTTACACGGTCCATATGCTGCAATCATTGGATTAGGACGTATAGCTGTTGAAAGTCGTTTACCGATTGGTTTTGCTTCCTCTGATATCTCATATCCAAATAATCCTTTCATAATAGATTAGTTAGTTTAAATGGATTTTAAATTCACATACCTGGATCTCCCTTTGGATCATATGTCTACTTGGAATAATAAACTTATCATCCTCGGTAAAATAAGCAATAATGAAAGATTGAGACACAAAGGTTCTATCACGTTTAATTGGTCTGAACTGCTTGGCCTCAATCTCACCTTGCTTGTGAGTTTGTCCCATGTCCTCTATGTACTCCTTAATTTTCATCACTTTGGTATATCATTAAAATAACTATCGTACTTGCTCATTGTTGCTGGTTCGCTGCCTCCTTTATTACCATCCCCCTTTTCATCAGCGACTCCACGTTCTTTTCTATTGACTCCATCCATCTCTTGTTCACTTTTTGTTCCTTCCTTGAGAACTTCGGGCGTACTCCGTCCTTCCACTCCTGATTGCTTATTGCTGCTGTCTTGTCTATTACTCTTTGTGTTATTGACTTTCTTTTTATTAACCTTAACTTTCCCATGATAACGTTGCTTTCCTTTTAGTAATTCATCACTCGTCCCAAATACAAACTTACGATATTCTACTGACTCACTTTCCAGGGTCATATCTTTGATCTGTCTATAGAGGGTATGGTAAGGCAATTCGATGGCCTCTGCAAGCGATCTGATATTCGTTGCAGAAGCAAACTGCCCTGCCTCAGAGTTGTAACTATGATATATCATTATTGTTTTGGTATTACTCTATCGTATTCACTCTCCTGATTCACATCAAGTAATTCAGCAATTGGATGGCCACCACTTGTTAGCCTTGGTCCATTAGGATCAATCTGATATGCAATTAATGTTCTGTATGCTATTTGATTGAACTTATCAAATGTTAACATCTGTTGACCATTGCCACCTTCATCAAGCATAACCCTAATGCAAATAAGAAAATATTTCTTATGCCTTAATACTCTGACATAACTAAAATAGTTTCCATGTAATAGATGATAGTACGGCCATATAGGAGTTTTATAATCATTGGAATCTCCTGTTTCAAATGATTCAAGTTGTGATTTTCTCATGCTTTCCTTGTTTTCAAGATGATCTCACTTACAAACTTCCTGTCCAGTTTCTCCGGTAACTTACTATTATCAAAGGCCTCGTCCATAAGAATCTTCTTTTCTTCGATCTCTGCCATGATCTCGTCATAGCTGGCCTCTCCTCTACGTACAGAAAGAAGATATTCTCTGTTAGGACGCTCCAGGTTCATTCCTTCACCCTTGGCTACTTCAATGGCCATGTCAAGCATCCGGATACAATGCATGAGGTTCTTACCATCATATCCTTGGCTGTGAGCTGCATTGTCTGCATATCGCACGGGATTACGCTTCTCTACCCAATTCCAGTATTCCTTATATTCTTTGCAATAAGTTGAATAACCATCCTTATTATACCATAGGAAACAAAAAGGTGTTCTTCCTCTTGGTATTTCACTATGTCGGATATCAGCACCATCTTCAGACATGATACCACGAAATACATCACCTTTTCTTTGGATATAAGCTTTGAATAATTGAGGACCATTAGGCATTTCTGAAAGTCCTATTGATTCTTGTTTTAATCTAAGCTCTTTTAAGAAACCAATAATAGGATGCATATAACCATCATTAGGTCTTATTGCATAACAGAAATCCAGAGGAGTCTTTCTTTCCTTATCCATAGGATTCACAATCTTCTTGTTCTGTCCTCGGGCTTTCTTGATTTGTGAGATAGCATATCCACCGAAGGTCCACTTGATCTTCTTGGTCAGAAACTTCTCTCTATTGTTATACAGAGGCCCCATTGCTGGTTGCATGATCTCAATACACCTGGTAGGTACAAATAGGTTCTCAAGGATGTTAGGATTCGCTCCACAGAGTAGATCCATAAAACGATTAAATTCATAGTAAACCTGATCAGACTTCTTATCTCCTACTTGAGGAATGTTATTTCCTGTAAGAAGAAGACTATTATCTTGTAGGAATATCCCACGATAGTCGTAGTCTGATGTAGGTAGTTCAAGTCCATAGGCACGGCTACCGGCCAAGACTTTATAAATCATGATATCTTCAATGTCTTTTATTTGCATTATCCTAAAAATTCTCTGGCTTCCGCCTCGGTTTGAAAGAGCCTACAGGCCCAATAACTATTATTGTAAGGATCATAATCCCATCTCTTAGTGTCGTAGTATTCATTCTTCTTATCTGCTTCTGCATATCCTTTGATCTTTTCCTTAAACCAATAACGCATGCATGCATCCTGGAAGTTTCTTCCTTTCTGTTTCCCAAGATAAGTTGCTGTAGCACTCTCTCCAGTTGCTGCATAACC